AATTGGATCGCTAAAAGTAATGCCATCGTGAGATGTTACGATGTTAACTGCATTTGATACGTTTTCGAAAAATGAACCATAATAAATACTTGGCACATATTTAGTGAATTCCAAGTCATCTAGTGCTTGCCCTACCGTAGTTCCATGGTGGCCAAGCATACTCGAGCCAGTAGGCTTAGCCAGCTCAATCATTACATCAGTTGCGGTTCCGCTTCCCGGAAGAACTGCTATTGGGTTGCCCTGCTCATTGAAAGCGAGCACCTTATTTTTACGAACGGCTACAGGGGGGATCTGTGCTACATGATTCTCCCCTACCCTCAGCGTGCGGTTGAACAGGCTTTCTGAATGCTGTTTTACATAGCGCTTGGTTGCTGCATCGTTTTCATTAACTGGATCGCCAAGGTTTTCAATCCGGTATCCTTTTGCATTAAATGGGCCACCGAGCAATGGGCGTGTAAGCGCAAGGCCAAGATAGATAAATGCCTGCTGAATGGCCATCCACAGCCGATCGAAATCCTTGTTTACGGTATCAGCCAGCAGATCGCCATTGTCCTGGTAATCGGTCAGGCGGTAGGTTGGAATTGCTCTCTCCAGCATTACGGTTGCGCCATTATCTGGTGGCGTTAGGAATAGAACCTCGCCACCATCAACGTTACCCACGCCAGAAATCGTATAGCCGGAGGTGATTACTGAGCCGTTGAGGGAAACAGCTAAATCACCGGCATTCAGCAGGTAAAATTCGTAGGGGAAAACAGTTGTCAGGCCGTTGGCCGTGTAAATGTTGTATGGGGTCTGGTTAGGTACCGACATAAGGCAGCCTCGGTTTTAATAGTCCACTGCGACCTCATGATCGCCATCTGTTGGCTGCCAATCTTCCCGCCCCTGAGCGGTCGGTTTCCCGACCAATTTGCCGATGCGCACCGGCGTTTCGCTGATAGCCCCCGCACCAGAGTCGATAAAGTCGTCCGGCTGGTTGGTCACCGCCGGGTTGAAATCTCGCATTTGGTCGTAGGCTGGGCCGTCGAGAACGTCGCTATGTGCCCACAGGAAGCGTGACGACAACGGCGCCTCGAATGCATCGAGGATGCGTTTTTGCTTATTGGTTATGGTGAACTCTTCCCGCACCCCGCAACCGGTACCTTTTAATGCCTGGCGGAGCAGCTTACCGGCGAAACTGCCGGGGCCGTTTACCTCGACAACCACCTGCGGTATCTGGTACCGAATCACCAGCTCGCGGATCTGTACCACCTGGCCGCCGGTGATTTTGTCGCGCTCGTCAAACTCGGCCAGATCGCCGGTCAGTTCCTGGCACACATGCCAGTACAGGTGCCCGCGTGCGTCCGTCAGCACCAGCGAAAAGGCGCTAGCGTCGGCTTTCGCTTTGCCGGTGGCCACGTCCCACCAGGCGACAGCTCCGACAATCTGCTGGCTACCCAGCCACATCGAAGCAGAGCGGTTCGCATACCGGATTTCCGGCTGCACGTTGTACTCGCGGATGCGTTCAGGGTCGAGGCGGGATTCGCCGATCGGTTTGCTGTGCAGCTGGTACTGGCTATCCCATTCGTTGACCGTGCGCGTTTCCTGCCGGCGCTTCTCCATCTCGGCCGGCGTGAACCGCTCTGGCCATGCACATTCGGCGTAGCAGTCCACCGTCGTTCCCGGTGGCTCAGCGAAGGTGATCCCGGTAGCCGTCAGCTGATAGTCGACGCCCTCGGCGAGCAGGCGCGCGCCGATATGGATGCCGACAAAGACGTATTCCGGCCGGAACGGCAGCGCGTAGCTGCGCGCCGTCGCCTGTTTTTCATCGATGCGGTGCTCTTTCTCAAAAAGCTTGATCGTCAGGCAGTCGGCGCCCATGGCTTCGACCTCATCGTATAGGCTGTCGTGGGTGTGCGGCGTGCCGATGAACAGCTTGCGGCCGCCGGGGACGAGGATGTGCGTTTGCTCGCCGAGACGATAGCGTAGTTTCTCGCGCGCCTCCGGCGTCTGGATGTTTCGCGGGACTTCAACGTCATCGTTTTGGCACTCGTCGGCGCGGGCCGAGGTAACGTTCGACAGGATGCCTTTTGCGTACATGCTGCCGTTACGCATATCGAGCGAGCCGTTAACCCACCACTGTTCGACGGTTCCCTGCCCGTCCGGCAGCATTCCGCGCGTCAGCGGGTGATTGCGCAGCACGTTCTGCGTGTCGCGGCTGGTTTTGTACGCCGTGCCGTCGGCCTCGGACTGGTGCAGGATCCGGTATTGCCGATTTTGGTAATACCGCCAGGCGTTATACACCGCCAAAATTGTTGATTTACCGAAGCCACGGAAACAGCGAAGCACCGCCAGATCGCCGCGGTGCTCGAGCCAGTGGCAGGCGCGATAATGGCAGTCGGGAACATCCCACCCCATCCGCTCCGCCCACATGATGAAAAAGGCGACGAACGAGATCATTTTTTCCGCTGCTGGATACGGTCGAGAACTTCCTGCGCCGCGCGCTCAGCGGCAGATACCTGCTGCCCAAGGCGAAACGCCTCGTCGTCCGGCTCATCGCCGTCTTTCGGCGTGCCGCCGCGCGTGTGCATGCCGATCAGCGAATGCACCTTCACCAGCAGCGTGAGCGATGCCGCCGCGTTCTTCTTGCACCAGTAGCGATCGCCGCGCTCCTGCTTCGTGTGTTTGTCGATTGGTTTGTCGGCGCCCGGCCAGGTATCCGGATCGGCTTCCTCCAGCACGACGTCGGTTAACTTGTCGCTCAGCGCGGTAAGGCGGGTTTTGTAATCGTTGTGCATAAAAAAGCCCCATGGTTGTCATGGGGCTATGATGTGATGGGTAGTTGGTCGGTTTCCTGACTATCTGCTTTCATAACATTCATCACATAATGTCGTTGCGTGTCTATTGCAATCTTCGTGCATAAATTATTCTCGCAGGTATGATAGGTTATAGTCTTTTAGGTTGGTTAGGCATCATTAATATACAATTACCCGAGATAAACAAATGCGTAAAATTATAGCACTGGCATTACTTTTCACTGCCTCACTCCCAGCATTGGCGGAGAGCGAGTGCACTCCAAACCTTATAAAAGAGGATGTTTGTCAAATAGCCAGCGGTTTAGCTGCAGAGTCTAAATCAGTACTTCCTATCAAAATCACCGATGGGATGGAAATGTACGCTATCGAAGCAAGGGGTAATGCGCTGGTATCGCATATTAGGTTAAGTGCGACTGAGTCAGATATGCAGGCTGTTTATCAACGTGAGAAGGTAAGCCCTGGGTTAGTTAAAGCCAGAGTTAGAATGCAAACGGCTAATAACGCATGCGCACCAAAAAATCCAATTAGGTCATTTATTAATTTAGGAGGGGAGATATATTACGAGTATACATTCCCCTCAGGAAAAACATACGACAGCTTCAGTGTTGTATATTGCAAATAAGTTATCGCATACCGGGATCTACTTGGTTAAGCAGAGGTGCTATCCAGAAAAGATTGTTCCCAGGTAAAAGCGTGCGAGCATTATGCATTACCCGGTCTCCGGCGTCCCCATTCAGCACGCCGGAGGTGACATCAGTCAGCGTATCCAACAGGCCAAAAGTTGGCCCCAGCGCGGAGCCTATAAATCCCCTGCTGGCGTATCGTGACTGTGTTCCAGTCCCGAAAATTGCTCCCAGGCCAACCATGCCGCCCGATGCCTTTTCCGCCATGTTGTTATATTCCATGAGTGGGCCAAGGATGCCCGACCGATCCAGGCCTTCCAGAACCAGCTTTTGCGGGGATGTATCGATATCCTTCCCGTTAGCGGCCTGTTTCAATGCATACGTCAGCGCGCCAAGGCCGATCTGGAAAGCGGTGCCATAGTAGAATTGAGCCGTTCCCTCTTGCAGGCCGCCCAGCGTGGCACGGTTATATGACGCTGTAGCGAAGGATTTAAACTGGAATACTGTCTTACCCAACGGGGTGCTGGCCCATAATGGCGTGTCACCGATGCCAGGCGTAATAACCGTGTTGTTGACGTCCTTTAGTACCGCCGACTGGAATACTCCGGCGACGTGCTGATCGTCCCATTTTTCAAAATTACCAATATGCCAACCGTCGATCACCTCGCCATGCTTCTGGAACTCGCCGCGGATACGGCCGGCCATGTTGTGGTTGATCCCGAGCTTCGCCAGTTTCTTCGCGGCGGCCGCTCCAGATAGAATACTGTCCGACGTTATCATGCCGTTTACCGACTTGTTCACGTCGTCGAAATGCCCCATCAGCGTCAGCTTGCCGAACACGTCGGTAACACGCTCCATGCCAGCTTCAACAGCCGTGGTACGCGACGAGCTGTCCACCAGGTCGCCCATCGTGCGCGCCCGCGTATGCAAGATGGTTTCCAGACCAACCGCCATTTTTTTCATCTCTGCCCGGCTGGCTTTGAATGCCGGCGAACGGCTGATCAGCGCAGAGTAACCGCGCATTGAGTTGCTAAAGCCGTTTACCATCACGCCGCGAGCCAAGTCTGGGATGGCCGAAACGGTCATGCCGCCCAGCTTCGTGACAAAGTTGGCGCTACGCAGGAAAGCGCCAGCGCGCACAAAGAACGACGATGGATCGTCAGGCATGCCATAGGTGCCAACCAGCCGATCGCGGAGCGCGGTTATATCGCGAATATCATTGTCCCTGGCTTTCGCCAATTTTGCCTGCTCGGCTGGCTTGCTTCGCATCAGCGCGTCGTATTCGTCCTGAATGTCCTTCAGCTGCTTATCTAGGCTCTTATTCCCGAAAGTGCGGGTTAACTCGACTTCCGCCGACGCCTCGCGGATATGGCGCTGCAGGACGTAATTAGCGTCGCTTTCCAGATAGTCTTTCATCAGTCGGTCAGGAACGCTAAGCGTTCTCGATCTGGTGCTGCCGGCCGCTTTGACCGTGAACACGTTGGCGAAATCCTGCGGAATTTTGGCGCCCACGATTTTGTTAATGGTCGCGTCAGCAGTAATTTCAGCCTCTTCCCGCGACATGGTTTTTTCACCGCGAGACCACCAATCTACCAACATGTTGCGAAACTTATCGCGCTCACTGATGATCTTCCCGACTTTGTAAACGCGTGGGAAGTAGCTGGTTTGCCCGATAGCTTTAAGCTCTTCGTCCGCCGGTAAAAGGCCTAGTTTCTGCTGCGCCACCTTCACCCTATCCACCACCTGGCGCATCGCACGCGCCGCATCCTGCACCGCTGAATTGCCGTGAATGTCGCCGTTGCGCATGGCGTTACCCACCTCTTCCCGAAATGAGGCGAAACCGAGATCGCCGCCATCGGCCTTATATTTTGCATAGGCCTGCTTGTTGGTTACTACGACCGCGGCCTCTTCACGACGCCAACCACGAACGCGGGTTTCCGCCGCGATCGGCGTCTCAATACCACGCAGGTTCCCCTCAAGCGTGAAGTTGTTTTCCGCCAGCTCCAACGCAGTGCGGCGGACGGTCTTGGATGGTGACTCCATCAAGCGCGTGACCGGCGTCAGGTAGCTGCCGGCTTTACGGGCGAGCGTACCAACCGCGCCACCTGATACCGGCGTCAAATCTTCCAGCGTCGCCTCGCTTATGCGGGCAGCGCCAACGCTCCCACCTTCCGGCAGAGAGGCGGCTGCATTATCCACGGCGCTGGTTATACTCAAGTTATCCAAAGCGTCGCCGACTTCGCGTGTGGCCGCGGTTCTTACCGATGGAGAGATAGCTGCGCCAGCACTGGCAAAAACACCGCTCAGCAACGCACCGGCGGCGACGTGAGCAGCGCTCTCCCCCCATGTGCGCGTAACCTGCTGGTTGTTCAATGCAACTTCACTGATGGCTGTTCCTGCGGCGCCAATGGCCACCTGCGATCCTATGCGCGCCAGCGCGCCGCCCTGTGCACCGGGAATAAACATAGAAGCGACTGTTACAGGATCAACAGCACCGGCGGCAATACTGGCCAATGTCCCAACACCACCCGCTTCAGACAGCACCCGGCGGTCTTCATTTTCATCATCGATCTGCTGTTTGATCCACGCGGTTTCCTGCGGTGAATTCGCATCAGAAAACGCCGTCGCCCATTGCTCATAACCCTGCAACTCTGCTTTATCAGCATAAGGGTTATAACCCTCGACAGGCTCAAATTGCTTTGTCGGCTGGAACATGCCAGCCAAGACGTTATTCTGGCGAAAAGCAGCGCCCCATACCGACGGTGATTCTTCTTGAGGTCGAGGGTTTGTACCTTCAGGCAGAGAAACGTCGAAGCCTGAAGGCTGCGCCAGCATACTACCGGCCGGCGCGAAATCGTTATTCAGTTCCTCGGATTTTGCATATACCGGCATTATTCTGCGCTCCATGAAAAATACTGTTTTTGACGATTTACGCGCTCGTCATGCAGGCGCTTATACATTTCATCGAGGGCTCTATGCTTGGCTTTGAAGTCTCGAATCTCCTGCCCTTTTGAAATCTCTTCATGATTTTTATCCTCACGCTCTTTTTGCATTTTTTGGTAGGGCTCCCAATCCTGCAAGGAGGGTTTCCAGCGCATGGATCGCCCGTATTTGTCGTAATAAGGCTGTACGCTTTCTATGCCGTCTTTATCCTTCGTGCGCACCATGATCGCGTAGTCGCCAGTCCGCGGAGTCGAAACATCGGCTGCGATTTCGAGTTCCCCCCCCACTTTAGATTTTGGGGTTTTGGTTTCAACGAAGGCCGTACGACCGGAGGTGATCCCAAGACTGGCCCCGCTAGTTTCGATACTTTCTGTACGATCGCCGTACATCAACTGCAGTTTGTCCTCTTTCCACTGAGCGGCCTGCCAGCCTGATGGGCCATAGTTATGCACGGCTTCTGGGGCATATTTCATGAACTGCGCATTGCCGTTCACTTCACTGATGCTCCAGGTGCGGGCAATCTGCTGGTTGGTCATTTTTTTGGCAACATCTGCATTGCCGCCGGCAGTGCGATAGTTGAGGTCATAGAGCGTCTGGTAATCATTCCTGAAGCGTGCAGCATCTGGCGTTTGATCATCGGCGGATGGATCCCAGCGGAACCATTGCGCCATACTGCTGGCTGCTGAGCCTATAGCTTTGCCGCGCTCTTTTTTATATGCTGCCGTCCCCTGCTCAGATGCCAATTGCGCCTTTAGCGCATCCGTTTGGTTGTAGGTGACGTTTTGGGCTTGCTCGATCGCCGCATCGGGCGCCATCCCTGAATCGGTCAATTGCTTGACCGTCATGTAAAAACCCTGCATCTCTTTCGGCATATCACCGACAGAGGCAGGATCCGTGTCGTACAGCCGGCTGAACAGTTCGGCGCCTTGCTTCACGACCTCCGGGCTTTTTGCCCGAGAAATAGCCGTTAGTTGCGTGGTGACCTTTTCAGGTATAACCCCAGTTTGCGCAACCTGTTGCACAACAGCGTCATGCGTGCTGGCATCGTTAATTCGGAAGTTCTGCGCCGTTGGCGTTGAATCGGCCGCTTTCTGCATTGCTTTGTCTGTGGGGTCGAGCTTTTCGCCCATCAATAGCGCATCGTTGAACCGGCTGGCGTCGCGCTGAGCCTGAATTGCCGTGTTGCTTTTCTGCACCAGGGCGGCGAGTTTGCCGTAAGCGTCCATCTTTATCGCATAGTCCGGATCGTTAACCTGCGGCTTTACCTTCGAAAGCTCCTGCTGCTGTTGTGCCGGCGAGATGTACTGAATGGCCTGGAACGTGCGCGCGCTGTCAATAGCGATGCCGAGCTGCTTCACCATGCTTGCACCCTGCGGCCCATACGCAAATTGAATCGTGACCCTGTCCGGCATGGCATCCGGCACTTCACCGTTGTATAGCTGCGACATCGTGTTATTCAGTATCGGATCAATTTGATTGCGAACTGCCGTGCGCTGCTCCCTGATTTGAGCCTCGGCCATGTTGTCGATTTTATTCACCGATACCGGGTCGAGCCCGGTTTTATTTTTTCGGTACCGCGCCAGCCAGCCGCGAGTCTCCGCCGGGAGATTGCGAATAAATTCAGCTTCGGAAACCTCGCCTTTTCGCGGATCGCCAATCTTATCGATCAGCTTATCAACCCGGCCCTGCCCCCAATTGTAAGCCGCGCCCGCTAAGGTTTCAGAACCGTATTTTCCGTAAAGCTCGTTGGCGTAATCGCTGGCCAGCAGCGCATTTTGCTGCTCGTCTTTCGGGTCGTATTGCAGTCCGCGCTTGGCTGCCAACTCCTTGCCCGTGTCCGGCATTAGCTGGTATTTTCCCTGCGCCCCCTCAGATGAAGTGACTACGCTCCCATCCGCATTGAAATGCTGGCCGCCTGACTCGACAATCGATATTGCTCGCATATCCAATCCGTTGCCGCTGTTGGACATGAAATCCCCGTTAAGCCATCCGGTGGGGTTGCTTACGGCATAGTTTTGCGCGCGCCATTCCATGGCCTTTTGATTTGCCTCAGACACTGCCGCAGTGATTTGGTCTGCAGACCAACCTTGCGCCTGGCCATATAGCTCGATCGAATGACGCCGCGCTCCACGAATCAGCCCCGCAGCTTGAGGATCGTCAAAGGCCGACGCTTCTTGCTCTACCGAGTTTTGCACCGTTGCATTAAGCTGCTGGCGTTGCGCAGATGCAGTTTGACTGATTTCGAAGTTTTTATACGTACTGGCGCGGCGGATTTGCGCGGCTTTCCACTGAGCATCGAAGTAAATTTGCTGGCTTGGAGGTACCCTTTTTCTGGCCTCGTCATAATCGGTTACATCCTGCTTATCCATGTCAGCGCCGACGCCAGCGGAATTGAACCCCTGCCGTGTAACAAGCGCGCCTGTTTCTGGGTTTTCCCACCGATCGTTAGACTTAGCTTCGAGGTCGGTAAGGATCGCCTGCGTTGCTGCCAGGTCTGCTTTATCTTGGACGCGCTGAATATCGCCAGCGGCCTGCCCAACAGCGACACCGAGGCCAGATACTGCACCACCAATCGCCCCCGCCCCCCTAACATCGACTCGAGTAGGATTAGCCTCCGGCACCACATTGCCAAAATTTCCGGTTGGTATCCGCATCAGCGCACCCCCATATTTGAGAACATGTTATTCGACGCCGCGGTGCCGGTATTCGTCGTGGTTGTTGGATTGGCTTTTTTCCACCCGGAGTAACCGGTACCGGCGGCAGACAACAGCGAGCTGCCCGCGTTGATATAGCCGGACATCGCCGCATTGCGTCCGCTGAGTCGGTCAGCCTGCGCCTGCGCGTTGTACCGCGCGCCGGTGTTCATGCCGTTCAGGATCGTCGTGTAGGCGTCCTGCTCGGCGTCGCCGGTGATGCCGGACGTAATACGCAGCGCCGTGCCCTCGCCAGTTTCGACACCAGACGCCGCCAGCGCCGCGTTTGCCTGTGCGGCCTGCTCACGCCCTGCCTTTCTGATTCTGTCGGCCTGTACGCGTGCTGACGCGCGTGTAGCCTCAGCGTCTGCGTTCGCCTGATCCGCCTGGTAATTCGCCATTTTCTGCTGCTGAATACCGCCAGCGACAGCGCCGCCGGCAGCCAGTACCGACGAACCGATCACCGCCACCTCTAACCCGGTGCACATAATCAAATCTCCTTCGAATACAACAGGCCGGTGCGCGACAGGCCAAGACGTTCATACATCGCCCCGGTACGTTCTTCGTGCACACCGGTGGTGATGCCCATATTGATAACGGCGGCGCCATGGTCAGCGGCCCACGCGATAAAGGTTTTAGCCAGGCGCGGGCCTGCAGATCCGCCGCGGTGCTCAGGTGCGATAAACAGCCCGTACTCGAACGCCATCAGCTTGCGCGAAAACCACTGCTCGGCGATGCCGCCGGCCAGCCAGCCGATCACCTGGCTATCGCGCTCGGCCACCAGCACGCATCCGCCAGGTGCGGCAATCAGGTGCCGCGCCAGCTCGGCGCATTTCTGCTCGTCGAATGGCGAGGTTTCCGCGTAGCGCGATTCCAGGTACATGCGGGCACCAAGCTCAATCAGTGTCGGGATATCCCCGGCGGTTGCGTTGCGGATCATTGTCAGCCCCCATTGCTTGTGAAAGTGGTGATAATGGCCAGAAGGTGGAACGGCAGCGGCTGGCGCTGCTGGATTAGTAGCGTGTCCTCGCCTTTCTCCCAGCCCAATTTCCCGAAGTAGTGATCGCCGGTGAACAGCGGCGCCGGCTGGTTGAGGATTTTTGGTCCGAACGTGCGGAACGGGATCACCTGGCCATTGCACTCGGCCCCGGTAGTTTCGAGGAAACGCATTGTCACTTCGCTGGTGCGCTTCTTGGCGCTCTGAGTGGTGCCTTCGGTGGTTCCAACTTCTGGCGTGAGCGTTTGGATCGTGGATTCAAAATGCAGACCGATTTCCACGCGGTGAGCTTTTCGCGGCAGGGTGATCTGCCCGCCGGAAACTACCTGCACAGGCATCACAGAACCGTCAGCGACAACATCGACAGTCTGCCCCTCGAGGTGATTTAACCCTGCCCACGTTGTTGCACCTGCCTCGCTGCTGCCAGTTACGGCGGCGTCGGTATACAGCGTGGAGTCGAACACCTCGACGTAACGAACCACCTGGCCGCCGATATCCCGGCGAACCAGCGCGTAAACCACGTCGTTACTGTCCGACGGGATCGACGCCACCGACTCAAAGCCGCCGGCGGTGATTTGGCGAGACCAGGCGATCACCTCCTGCGCCCGGTCGATTGCCATCGTCACCATCACGCCGTCGGTGCGAACCAGCCAAATAAAGGCATCGGGCTGCTGCTGGTACGCCATATCGATCACTCCGCCGGCAGTGATGTGTTCTGCCAGCACCGTCATATCGTTGGCGGAATACGAAACAAAGCTGTCCGGGTCATAGGCCACGGCGTAGAGCTTTCGGCCGGCGCGCTGCACGAACATGATTTCGGTACCGACGCGCACCGGGCGGATCCCGTTGCAGCCGTATGGGCTGGGGTTTTTCACTGAGATATTGGTCGGGGTAATCGCCGCATCGTTGCCTGCGGTGATCGTGAACTCGCCGCCGTACGTCAGCGCGATCAGCGTGTTCATTTGCGCCAGGTGCACAATCGGGTTGAGCTGGTCGGAAGACAGCGTAAAGCTGATCGCCTTGTCGTCGTCGGTACCCAGCTCAAAGGAAAGGTAAACGCCGGTTTCGCTGAACCAGATGGTTTGCGGGTACTTTATCGATCCGGCCAGAACGAGGCGCTGCTGGTGCAGCGTCACGGCGCCAGGGTAGCCGTATTCGTCCGTCCAAACCGTATCTTCGCGCGTCCACGCGCCCGGCGACGCTGCCTGTGTGGCGGTTAAGTCTGTGCGGATAACGCCGACGGCGATCTGTTCGCTTGTGATGCTCTTGATCAGCACCAGACCGCTGTTAATGCGGACGTATGAGCCTACATCCTCAGCCACCCAGCCGGGGCCGGTGAATGGCGCCGGATCCTCGCTGTCTTTTGGCGGCTCGTCGTCGCTCAGCGCCAGCGTGATTTCTGAGCCGACAAACTCCTTAACTGACGGCTTGCACCATTTTTCTGGCGTGTCGCGGATTTCGTCGAACGGCTCAACGATAAACGGGCATGGCTCGAGCACCCAATCAAGTTGCCCGCGTCGCTGCAGGCGGTGAGGCTTAACGCCCTGATGCACCAGAAACATGGTATCGGCACCCTGAACGTAATTTACGGCCGGCAGCATGGCGGAGCTGTACGGGCTGGCGATTTCATACGGGGTGTTGTCGTCGTTCACCAGCTGCGCGCCGTTCTGGAAAATCCGCATGTAGCCGTCGCCGAACTCCAAAACGTACGCCTGAGAGCGGTTAAAAACGTAGGGGATCAGCCGGGCACCACGGTCGCCGTATTTGGCCGCAGCCGCGTAACGGGTGCCAGGACGACGCATAACACCGCCCTGCACCACGCAAACCGCATTCTCGATCTGCTTGGCGCCGTTGGCGTAACGCGCGATATCAACACGCCCCATGAGGCGCGGGGAAATCTCGCCGGCGGTGAAATTAGTTTTTATCAGGTTGGCACGCACTGTCAGAACCTCGAATTATACGTTGGGTAGCCGCCCAGCTCTTCCGGCGGATCTTCTTGCCCGTCGATAGATTTGGCCTGGCGCAGCAGATAGGCCGCCTCTTGAGTCAGGCTGTCGCGCAGGCTGGCGGATGCCGTTACCGCATAGGCCAGCTTTGCCGCCATGGTGGCTTCGGCTAGATTCACCAGCGCCGAGTCCCAGGTCGATTCGTCTTCATTGCGGAAGATGTAGCGCAGGCGGATCACGTTCTGATTGGCCAGCAGCTTATTGCCCTCGATGCGGTACGGAATTTCGTCCCACTCTTCGCCGACGGACAGGATGCGAATCAGGTCACCTGGCAACGGGAATTGAAAGCCGAAACCAAACGCCGGCGCCGTGCTGCTGGGTGAAAGCACCACGCGTTTTACCGCGCAATTCCAAGGGTGCTTGCGCAGCAGGTCATTGCGAACGGTCGGGTAGATGTTGGAGCACAGGCGGGCGTGCTCGGTGTTTTCGTCAAAGCTGTTGATCGGGTGCGCACCGAGCGCGAGCAATGCGTTAGAGCAGATGGAAATACTGGAAGCCATGGCGATACCTCATGAAAAAGGCCGGGGTGTTACCCCCGGCAAAGTAGCGCTGGCATTAAGCGGTAAAGTCGATCGCGACAACCTTGTTTTCGGCTGCGCGGCCGGCGCCATAGGACGCATCGACAGAAATCTGAATGGTGTTGTTCTTGTCGCGGCGCGGGCCGATATCGGTGTTGTACTCCGCACCAGTACCGAAATGCACCGCGGACTTGCACCAGGCGGCGGCGGTCTTGGTGGTGACAGCCGGATCGCCAGCGCTGGCTGAGTCCAGTTTTTCGTATGCCAACCACTTGAAGCCCAACCAGTTGCCGGACACCGCACCTTCCTGCAGCATTTTCACCGCCATAAAGTCGGCGCTGGTCAGGGTGGTGTCGCTCAGGATCTGCGTGAGCATGTTGGCGTTGTACGTGATGTACAGTTCCTCGCCGTTCTGCTCGTCACACTCGTTGCGGCGGAACATGGCCTTAGCGGCGATCAACTTGGCTTTGGTCATGCCGGTACCGCCGGCCACAATCTTCTGTGACGCTGGCAGCGCCACAGGAGCGTAGGCACCAGTGTTAGAGGTTTTACGCAGAACGGTATCCAGCAACGCGCGATAAATCACGTCGTCTTTTTTGCGGTTTGCCGCCGCCAGGGTCAGCTGCAGATATGGCCCCTGCGGGTCAGCGATCAATTTGCGCAGGTCGCGTTTTTCCACCGGCACGAACACGCCGTAATCCGCCATCAGCGCGTTACGGGTGCCAGCTTCGGGCAGATCCCAAACCGTATCGCCAAAGCGCTCGGTGATTGGGTTCATTTCGATGGTGCCCATATCGTTGATGGTGAACGACGCGCCGGTAATCATCCCGCGATCGTGTACGGCAGCCTGCAGGCGCGAGTCCTTCTGCTGCGATGCGATTTCGAAAGAATCATGGAACTGCTGCACAAAGGCGGCGGTGATCATGTTCTTGTTCGGATCAAAAGCCATTTTTTATCACTCCAAAGATTATCGCCTGCGGGTTATCGGGTTACCGGCCCTGAATACACCAGGCGAGTGGCGCGTACGCCTGGCGGGAGATACCAGTTATCCGGCTACCACGCCGGGCTGTTGGAGTGATAATGTGTGAGGTGGGCGGTCGGAATCCCGACCATTTCTGAGGTTGAAAAGAGGATTGTTAGCCAGTACCCATTCGGCACTGGCATTAAATCTAATTAAGGCCTGTTTAATATGCTACTAAAATTCTCTTCCGATAATAACTGAATCGTACTCACGCCTCTATCAATATGCTCTATAAAATTAGCCAACGCATCATTTCCAGGGATGCTAAATTTGTTAGAGTGCCACTCCCCAACTGCAATTCCTTTCCCTGACAACTCACTGACATATGTATTAATTTCTTTTCTCATGCTATCGGCCACACTTATAATATCTTTATTTATCTCTGAAAACTCTTTAACAAGCCGCTCGTCAGAACCGATTTTTTTGACTAACTCGCCTTCTATTTCGCGCAACTCCACTAGCCTGCGCTCGATAAACTCCACATCACCCTTAATGTTTTTATATAATGTTTCTTGACTTTCAACTTCTTGCTTCTTCTTTGAAACATCGGAGGATAGTCCCTTAAAGACCCTCTCCAACTCAGTTATATCAAAATCAACCTTTGCTATTTCTTGCCGTTTCATTGCGATTTCTAAGCCTACGCTTTCTTTTACCATATCCATTGCAGTGGCAGCTTCCACCCTTTTTCGAGCTAGATTCTTTGTAATTTCACACTCATCTATTTCCTTGCGCTCTTTATTTTTATCAATTGCTTTCTGAGCCCATCTTTGCAGATAAGATATAACTAGCTGAACATAAGGAAATGCAACACTGAAAATAAAACCAGATGCAACAGGAAAGATTAGGTTTTTATATGGAAACTCTCCACTTTTCTTTATTGCAATAATTCTATTTTCTATACTTACATCACTAAGCATTACAAATAATATATTATCCCAGTTAAACATAATCCATGATAACAAGATAAAACCGAATAATGGCGTATTTATCCTGTCAAGCAGTGTTTTCTTAACTGAATCGATTAAACCTTCATCTTTTGAATCGCTCATACTTCACCCGTGAAAGAACATAAAAATTTAACCGGGTGATAATAAATAAAAAAGGTAATCTCTGCAGCTAAAAAGCCAGCATTAGCGCTGGCTTTTTTATTAACCTGGTTAAATGACAGGTTGGTTTCCGAAGCTTCTTTGATAAAAATCCCGCACCTGAGCTGTAACGCGCTCATAGTCAGCATGTTTCGGGTTGGTGTACGCCTCTGACTTCATCAGGTCGCGGATGCTCTGTTGCTCTTCGAGATTAATCTCGCCAGTGCCGACCGGATTATCCTCGCCCATCTCCGCACCGATTTTCGCCAGCATGCGGATTACCATAGGGTTGTTGCCAATCTCGTCCATTTTACCTTGGTCTGCAGGGTCAGCCAGCGACATAAACGCGCGGTGCGCCAGCCCGATATTTTTCTGGAATTCCGCATCGGTTTTCCACGTGCCGCGCAGCTCGGTAGCCGCCGCCTCTTGATCCAACTCGGCAGCACCGCCCACCAGCGCCGGCGCGCGACTCATGTACTCACCGAGGATAAAGCCCATCTGATCGTTGGTGATGCCCTTGGCGTGCGCCGCCTTGAGGAATCCCTGCATCTCGGGGTCTGCCTTGAACTCGTCCCACTTAAAGCCCTCAACCTCAACGGTAGGCGCATACTCGTCTACGGTTTTCGGTGCCGCGCTGGTGCCGCGCTGTTTTTCCAGATGCGTGTAGGACTCGGCCAGCTTGCGCGCAGATCCTTCGATATTAAGTTTCCCGTCCTCGCCCATGACGCGGAATTTTTCAGGCACCCAATCATCGCCACCAGGTTGATTCTGTGCGCCAGTGCTCAGCAAAGAAGTGCCGCCGCCGTCACCGGTGCCAGGGTTTCCGCCGTCACCAGCGCCGCCACCTTCCCCACCTTCGCCAGCTGCGTTCATGAATAAGTGTTTAAGCTTCCACATCGTCGTTTACTCCGTCTGCCAGATTAAGCTGGCGTAAAATGAAATCGAGCACGTCACGTTGCCCGGCCTTAAAACAGGTTTGGCGGTCACCCTCTGGGCCGCCCTTCACAAAAATCGATCCGCCGAAGCGCCGGGTTAATTCGTCCAGCACCTCGGCGCCGCCGGCCGTCTCTTCAAACAGCCGCTTGTAATCCAGTGGTGAAACTTGCTTGATACCCATCAGCCCCCCGCCAGTTGTTGGCCAATTGCTTCACCGGCGCTTTGTCCTGCGGCACCTGCCGCCTGCTGACCGGCCTGCATCAGCAATGCCTGTTGCTGCTGTTGCTGCTGCGCCTTGGCGCGCTGGTCGCGCAGCGTGGACACGTCCGCCGACGAGCGCATAACCTTGGCCGGTACACCCAGCGCCTCGCCGACAACGCGGCTTGCTTCGTCACTGTCCATGTTGTCGATAATGTCCGGGTAAACCTGAACCAGCTGCATAACGTTCTGGGCGTAACGCTCAATCGCCGTGACGTCCTCCAGCTTCTGCGCGCGCGCCAGCGGCGAGATATAACGCACGTTGAAGTTGGCGGCATTCATGCTCTCCGGCGGTTCAGGGAACACGCCAGCGCGGAACGCGATACCGAAACAGCGCTCAACCAGCGGCTGCAGGTATTCCGCCTGGAATCGTCCGTATACCGGCCCAAGCAGCTGGCGAATCAGGGCGACGCGCACATGCACCTCGGTGGCAGTCATGGCCGGGCCGTCCTGCGGCTGCAGCTGGTCAGCCATCATGATTTTGCGGATTGACGCCTGCAGACGTTCCTCGGCGGTGAATGCGACGTTGAAATCGGAACCTGTAAGCAGCGGCTTCATGCTGTCGACGCTGTTGGCCACGATGATGCGGCGCGGGCCCACTTTAACGGTGCGGGGGTTGAGCACGCCGTCATCCTCGGCGATCCACATGCCTGAGATCGCCAAGTCCTGCGCGGCTTTCTCCATGCGTTTGGTTTCGTTCAGCTCCTTGCAGTCCGGCAGCGCGTCATAAACCGGGCCGATGCCGTATGAACCGCCGGGGATTTTCATCCAGCGCGGCACGCAGCACGGGAATTCGTGATAGCCGGATTCGCGCACCACTTTTTTTGCGGTCACATCGATGTTGTACGACGCGAAGCGCAGGTTTTTAGCCAGGCGCGCGTTAACCACGTAATTGGTGCGCGGGAAGATTGCGTGCAGAAAATCAAACTTGTCGTCTGGCTTTTTCTTGGCGGCGTCGCGGATTTTCTCGCTTACTGCATCCTGGCCAAACTCGGCGATCGCCTGCTCTGCGGTCAGCTGGTAGCAGCGGAAAATCGTGTCGACAATGCCGTCCTTGCGGGTCGATGCAACGTAGCACTGCGCCAGCGGCCACTGCTGGAACGAATAGCCGCCCTCGTCCCGGTCTTCATCGACGTACAGCACAAACCAGCCGGCGCACACCACATCGAGATTGGCCTCGTAGCCCTCGGCGTCGAAGTTGGCCGCGTGGATGTTTTCCCACACCAGAGTGGCGCAGGTAGAAAGCCACGCCTTGGCATCGTCAGGCAGGGATTCGCTGTCGAGATTCAGCCACTGTGCGTTAGCGGGCGTCATGCCGGACATGAGAGCAGACGCCAGCATGCGCGAGCTATCGGTCGCCGTGCCGTCCAGCAGCCTGGCAACCTTGTGCTTTGCGCTCTGGGCGTCCAGCACTTCAGACGAGAAACCAGCGCCGCGCAGCGGGTACGTGTAGTCGTAGCACTCCCGCCAGACGCTTTCATGCATCTGCCGAGTGGCCTTGAGCGTGTTCACGCGTTTAATCAGCCTTGCGGCGGTGTCGTCCATCAATCACGCCCCCAGCGTTGATTTGTTGCCTGCCGCCTGGGCGCCGCTCGCGAGCAGCGAATCACCGGCGTCGGTAGCGCCCTGGGCGCCGCTGGCCAGCAGTGAAGAGCCTTTCTTGCGCTTCTTCCGGCTTGCTGCGTCGGCGTTTGCAGATTTAGCCGCCGCGTCTGCTGCTGCGTCTGCCTCGGCCTGCGGGTCGGTCTGTACTACTTTCGGTGCAGATCCACACATAGCGATTTCCTTAGCCTGGTACGTGCCAGCCGTGTTCGGTTAAAACAGGTTTGCCCGGGGCCGGCTGCTTCTTGCCCTCTTCGTTCGTCACCATCGGGGCGGTGCCACCGGTAGCCACATCGGTGGCTTTCTTCACCAGGGTGAGGAATTCTAGGTTATCGGTCAGGCGGTGATCGTCAGCGTCGAGGAACTCCATCCCTTCGAATCGAGCGATGATTGCTGCGCCCTGTTCATTCAGGCCGGAAAGGATCGCGTTGCGCTCTTCCAGTGCCGCGCCGTCGAGCAGCTTGGCAACGCGCTGCTGCAAAATCGCTGTTTTGTCATCGCCGGATGGTTCCGGCCCGCCTGCAGTAATCAGCGTGGCGCCAGCGGTAGCGGAGTTCAGCTGTTCCGGCGTATTTGCCTGATGATTAACGACAGAATTCAATAGCAGCGCATCAGCAGAGTTTTCATCCGCACGCTGATTTTCCTGCCCTGGGGTTTGGATTTCTTTACGTGGTCGTCCCATTGCGTTTACTCCGTGGGTTGATGAGCGGTCATTGTCTGCCCTGCTTGCGGTCGGATTCCCGACCAATTACCGGGCGCTTGAACGTCCACCACTGCCGGTAAAGCACTGTCGGCAGGTTGCTGCGGTCTGAGCCCGTCGCCTGGCACCAGAGAGCGATCAGCGCCTCCCCGTCGCCATGACGCGGTTCAGATCCCGATTTCCAGCCGAGTACGGCGGATTTCGACACGCCCAATTCCTCGGCGATGCTCTGCGTTGCCATGCGGGTGCGGTTGATATCGGTAATCACGCGAAACCAGTCTGTGCGGAATGTTGCGACAAGGGGCATGATCAGCCCCCTAAACGCGCGCGTGCGCGAGCATAGAGAGGGGTAAGCGCGCCGCCGGCCATTGCAAGAAGGTGGGCCAAACAGGATTTTGTTCTTTTCCACCTCTGGACGCCCTGTGACTTTTCGCTATTTCCTGCTGGTCTTAGGGATAGGATTAAATTCTGCATTCGCGCAATTCCTCCACTTCCCTTGTGACTTGTTCCAGCAATTCCAGCTCAGAGCCGTAATTCTTCTCCCATGTTTTTCTTCCTGCGTGTACGGCTACACCGTGGCCGCCAGTGCGGTGATGTGGAGGGCATAACGGGAGGGTTTGCTTATGGGTGGCGCGCTGTGCTGTTCCCTGTCCTGTGCGGATATGGTGTATTTCTGCAGGGGATGGGCCGTAACCCAGATTGCGGCAGACGACGCAGCCAAGATCCGCCACGTCGGATAACCATTGTTTTTCGTCTTTGGTCGCCATGGCTCCCCCTATGCCGTGTAATTGAGCAGTTGGGAGGCGGCGTTTTCCGCAGCCTGCTGACTTGGGAACGCGCGGAACAGAATGAAATTCCAGAGCACGTCGATTGTGGCTTTGTAGAGCTGGGCGAACTCAATATCGTCCATCTTGGCGAACGATACGCTGCGGGGTTCTTTGCGCTCGCTGCCATCCGGCATCTGGTATGCAGTGTAGTGGCCGGATTGAATCGTTACCCAGGCGCGGAATGCCTCGAACGATTTTGCAGCGCTGATATTCCCGGCGCGCTTTTCTGCAACATCCTGCAGATATTCCTCGGCGGCTGCCTGCAGCGTGCTTTCGTTCCCGGCGTAATACGCGAGGAATTTCACGTAACCGGTGATCAGCTCTTTGTCGGTCGGCGATATGGCGCCGCCTGTCGGTTCCCAGTATTGGAAGCCGAGATTCAGAAGCGAAAAATATTTGCGGTGAAACGCCGGATTGCGAGCCTGGCTGAAATCAGCATACAGGACGGCGCCGATCTTCACTTTGGTTTTCAGGAATTCGATCGCGTCCGGGGTGGCCGGCACCAACAAATTTCCTGCGGATTTTACAAACGAATACTGCGCCATGGGCTTTCTCCGGTGGCGCAGCAGTTGCTCAGAATTCGAACGGGCTGGGTGTTCAGTCCAGCCCGTTAATTATAGCGCGTTCCCATCAGGTCTTACAACTGAATAACCTGCTGATTTTGCTAAATCAATCAAAGCGTTAAATGACGCTACATGCTCGTTTTCTTTAACGATGCGAGCACCAGTTATTGAGCCGTTCTCGCATGTGATCACTATTCTTCCGGTGTTGGGTAATGATTTGAGTAAATCTTGAAAATCAATCAATTAACTATCTCTTTATTGTGTACTGCAAGGATATTGCACCAGAATACTGTACAAATAAACAGTAGTTATTTTTGTGCTATCTGTCAAACAAAAGGCCAGAGTGCAAAAATGCACTCTGGAACAAATTCAACCACTTGACGTTATCGGTGGCACTCAGTGAATGCCACCTGTAATGCTATTTCCCACCATCCAGCACTGCTCTCACTGGCGGCGCATCGTACAGCGCGCGAAACTCGTAATCGTTATCCGTCGCGTGCTGTACGCTCATCTCTGCGTGTTGCTCTGCTGTGATGCGCTCCCAGTCGTGCCAGCAACCGTGCCCGCTGTTCCAGTAGCGCATTTCCCATGCCACCGGTTGTGCGTTGGCTGGAGCTGGCGGGGCGGTGAGCAATCTTTTCAGGCTACTCAATAGCACCACTTGCGATTGTCGCGGGCATTCACCAGCGGGCAATGCATGGCGTTTAATTCGCTCGATATCGCATGCCACCGGCTGCGCCTCCCGGTTAGCCAACGCTTCGGCACACACTGCGCGCACAGCTTCGATACCCAGATCGCCGACTTCCGCGCCATATTTCAACTCTTCAATCGTTAGTGTCATGCATCATCTCCCGTCGGCACGGCCGTAGCCCTTGACCATGCAGTGATTATTTATGTAAACCGCCGTGGTGTTCAGTTCTTTGGCGATACGTTCTTCGCAGTCGGCTCTATCCGATTCCCCGGCTACAGCAACCAGGAATAGCAGGGCCACAGCGCCTAGCATCCAAAGCAGGAATGTTTTCACTGTCCATCCCCCTCTACGGTGAAGCCAGCCGCGCGGATGGCGCTAACAACAGAATCCCGAGCTAAGCAGAGGTGCCACTCCGAATTGAATGAGTTTGCTGCGTAGGCCGAAACCATTAATGCGCCACGATGCAACCTCACCGGCGTAGCTAGCCGCTTTTCTGCTGCTTTAAGTGCCTGCACTGATTCTGTCAGCATGGCATCGAGTCGCTCTGCGCGTTCTTCAGTCCTCTGGCAATTCCGCTGCCACTGTTCACGGCTAGCGCGTTCGGTTTCCAGCTCTGCCAGCAGGGCGGATAGCAGCTCGGATGTATCCTTCAACTGTTCCACCGTCAGGCAGCTAACACGCTCGGATGTGCAGTCTGCCATCTGCGACCAATTGAAAAATGAATTTGCTGCTTTTCTGGCGTTGTTGCTCAGTTCGCTCAGCTTCTCAGTGCTCATTGTGCTTTCTCCTGGGCCTCGGCCCGCCGTGTAGCGATTGCTTTTCGTGAAAGGTAGAATGACTCGAAAACCTCCCAGCTATTCGTCTGAGTGACGAACCACATTCCTGTATGCCGCTCCTTAGCCTGAAACTGAGAATTGCTGCGCCAATGAGGCATTCCCATAACTCTACGCGCCGCTCTGTTGCTCTTACGCTTAGTCATGCTGGGACTCCGGTATTTTTCCGTGGTTTTCATGAAATCCGACTTGCCTTTCCGCTTTCTTTCTAGCCAGAATTGCGTCATCTTTTTTGTCAAAATTTCCTAGATGTACGTCATTGCCATCAAATCGAATTCTTGCCACCCATTTTTTGTCTTTGCTGTTGAACCTGACCCCTACACATCCACTTTTATTTCTTGGGTGAATGGAGCGATTTCTTCCATTCTCAGCGTTAGTAACGACACGAAGATTTTCAATTCTGTTGTCATCCCTGATATGGTTTATGTGGTCAACCTGCATTCCATTGGGAATTAACCCAGACATCAGCTCCCACACAACTCGGTGCGCAAGGTAGGATTTTCCGAGTAGCCGAACGCGGACATACCCTTGTGGGCATCTTGTCCCTGCTATAGAGCCTATTTTTACCGTGCTTCTATTGCGTGGCTTTTTAATCCAAATAAGCGAACCTGATTCATATCTAAGGAATTCTCGGAAATTAACCATTGGAACAACCCCCGTGGTCACCGTCCCGGCGATTCCAGGCGTCAGTTGCCTCGCTTTCGCTGCCAAAGTGCTGTCTGCCGCCAAACATCTGAGCACCGCAGCGGCAGCTAACGTGAATAGCTGATCCTGAGTAACTCGAATCGACCACGCGCGGATTCCCACCACAGAACGGGCACGGCTTCAGTTCATTTGCTGGCATCACTGGGCGCTCTTTCATTTGGCCTCCCGAATGTCAGCGGCAATATTATTTGCAAAATTAATTGTCGTTAGATATTTTCCCGCAGATTCAAAATCTCCAGATTTATGGCGCTCTTGGTAAATAACCTGAGCTTTCCTTGCGACAATTTCAGCACCTTCAGCCATATAATCAGACCGGATAGCTGCAAGTGCGGCGTCAGTGGCCGGGGTATTCAATGCTTTTTCGGCATCGAAAATTAGGCTTTTCCACGGGTGAAGTGAGTTTTCTTCCGGTTCATATCCGGCGGCATACAGGTTATTAACAATACGTTCGACGATGTGGCGAAGCGCTACACTCTCCACAGCCAGCGCATTAACTCGCTCATTCAGCCCTTTGATGGCGTCAGCCATTTTTAGTGCGCCCTCTAAACTCTGCGCATTCATGTGACTGATTTGCTTTTCTGGGTCTTCGCACTTGGCCTTCAGTGCTTAATAACTCATTGGTATCAGCTTATCAGTTTTTATATCTTGATTTTCAACGATATTTTTCATTATCAAATCCTTACCTGTGTGTACGTTGGTTCAGTTCCTCCAGCTCTTTGCAGTCGATGCAAAGGCGGACGCCTGGCACGGTTCTGCGCCGTGCTTCTGGAATTTCTTCGCCGCACTCGTCGCATTCATGCGCCGCCGGCAGTGATGACTTTTTGGTTACTGCATCGATCCGTGCCTGCAGGTATGTGGCTGCGCGCTCGTTTGCGTCGTCGATGTTGTCCATCGTTAAAACTCCTCTTGCTGCCAGCCACCGCCGGCCTTTTTGCTTTTGGCTTTGAGCGCGATAAACCTGAATGGGTACATATCCGCGGCGACTTTGATTTTTACCCTGGCGTCGTCAGTCCAAAATCCCTTCACCTCGTGCAGTTCCATCGTTCCGTCTGCGCGCATCACTGCGAAATCAGGCGTGTAAAACGTGTTATCTGCCAGGCGGAGCTTTACTCCTTCGAACTTGAACCAGGCGATCAGACCAGATGACTTCTGCGTATTGAGTTCAGAGAAATACGCCTCTTCGGTCTTATTCATCTGCCCGGTCTTAAGTCGGCCAAGGGCAAAGGAACGGTTTGCAACTCGCTTCACTGCTCACTCCTTAAATCACCCTTTAGGTAATCATTACCAATTAGGTAATTATTTGCAACTAAAAAATAGCGATTGCCCTCACAAATCGCACATGCGCCAAAACTCTCTGTACGGCCTTACAATCGATTTTATGGCTTAACCCATCTCGTTACATGCCATCGTGGCACTTAACGCAATCTACCCATCGTAGCCGCAGGAATTTCAGCATTTCAATTCGTATTCGGTTTTCCGTTTCGCAATCTTGCCAGCATTTCCATTGCTGCTGAATGGCCGGCACCAGGTGCGCCGCGCTTAATCTCTGAAGCTTTTTCCGACAGCAAAGGCACTGGTTTCGGGATTGTTTCCCCTGCTTTGACCTTTTCAGCCCACCGCTTTAGATGCTTCCCGGCGCGCTTCTCAAGCTCAACATCGTTTAAATCCTTCTGGATCATTTCCCTTCTCAGGTCACAAACAATCCAATACAGCACGTCGTGGCGCCATGGGTATGTTTCGGCGCAGCTGTGACGGTATTTATCCCGGTTATATTTCCTGAATTCATCCATGACGTCTTCAGCCGTAAGGCCAAACGCGTTGGCAGACACCTGGCTCACTATCGCCATGAAGTCGGCCAGGTCAGGCGCATAGCTGTTCCCGTCCCAGCAACGTTGCACACATGCGGCTATCGCCTGTTGGATCTGCTGATCAGTGAGCGCTGTAATCGCCTGCTTCCAAAGTAACGACGGTGCCCTGCCGTTCTTCGCCGTCCACCGATCCGAATAGATCTCCATCATCCTCATCCAAAATTTTGCGTATCTGGCTTTCGCTAAGTCCGTCTGATCGCAACTGTTCTGTGAGTGCGGCGTATACCCCTTCGGCGGCATTCCCGCGCCAATGTCCAGTTGTCCCATCAGGTCGCTTACCTGTTTCATGGTTTTTTACTCCTGTAGTTTTACGGGCGCGGCTCATGAGCACGCTGCGTGCAAGTTTCTGTTCCCACTGTGCTTGATGGAACGCCTTACCTTCAGGCTCCCAATAGCCGATGAATTCCTGCAATTCTTCCGGTGTCACTGGCTCGGCAATCTTCATCCCCCAGGTGGCGGCCATTCGCTGGAAGTCGGCGCCGGGTTGCCATCCGTTATGCATGGTGAATTTGCCGAATTGATTCCCGTTTAACGGGAAAGGCGGTTGTTGTTCCTGCGGCGGATCAGCTGGCGATTTTTTCTCTCGCGCGTTAGAGAGGGGTTTATCTTTTAGATCTTCTCTTCTCTTCTCTTCTCTGGTCGTCATTTTGTCCGCTTGTGATGCGGACATTTTGCGGACGCTTCTTTTCCTCGCTGCATCCTGCGCGCGACGCTTAGCAGACTGCCCGTTATGCTCGTCAAATCTGGGCATTACGAGGTTTTCGCCGTCAACTTCCAGCCAGCCAACAGCCATCATTGCGCGAGAAAATCCAGGAAATCCGATCATGTCGTCGAGCGTTTCAGGACTGTAACCGTCAAGGAATCCATCAACAGAATGGACATCAAAAAGACACCATGCGGAATGTAGTCCGCCAACAATCCGAAGTCTGTCCGCTTTCAATGCGGACGCCATGCGGACAATTTTCGGATGCGTGTGAAGGTCAGAGCGCATTTTTATCCAGTCGCCGGCCATCAGCTCACCTCCGCTACTTTTGCCCTGGCGTCGTGGATCAGCTTCTTGATGTGCTTGCGGTAAGCGGATGAGTGTTGCGCGGAGCATTCCACACAAACGCCGTTACTCGTAAATCGCTCAGAGTAGTGACCATTACGGCAAGGCTTGCCGGTATAGAACCGGAGTTGACCGAGATTTATGGCCTCGGCCCGGGTAACAATTTTCATTCATAGGCCTCTTTTACTGTCGTCAGTGATGTAAGAATGCATGCAAAGCAAAAATAGATCAACCATAAATAGATTTTTGTTACCCAAGTCATGGGGAAATAAAAAAGGGCCGCGTTAGCGACCCTTGGTGTGGTGGGGGTGAATCAGTAGAAGAACAGCACTAGCTCCTGCTTTGTTAAATCCGGTTTTCTTTTCTTGCACGCTTTAAACAGCTGATCAATGAACTTTTTCTTCGGCATTCGCGTCTTCCTTTGCGTATGCGTCATGATGTAAAGCGCGGTGGTGCCGGCTTCTTCTGCAAACGCATCACGCTCATCTTTGCTCATCCCCAGCCAGAATTGTTTGAAGTTAAACGGATCCATATCCTGCCTCTTTTCAATGTTTGATCGTGCAGATAATTACCTAAATGGTGCCAATTCGCAAGTTTGTTACCTTTCCGGTTCGTTTACCATTTAGGTAATTTTGTTTTAAATACATGCAACAACCTATTCAACGGACTGTGAAACACTATGAAAAGCATTAACGACATCCGCCGCGAGAACCTCCGCGACATCATCAACCGTGATTTCGATGGCCGACAAGTACGCCTGGCGGAACGGCTGGAGATTAATGCCAACGTGATCAGCCGTTGGCTGAAGCCGGCGACAGACAAGAACCACAAGACCATCGGCGACTCAGTGGCGCGCAAGCTCGAGATTGCAGCGAATAAGCCTAAGTTTTGGCTGGACCGCGATCACATGATGGCAATGGCTGCCGGCGCCGAAGCAGTGCAAGAGGAAACCGAAGTCGGAGCCATTGTGGCGAGCAATCTGGAATTGTGGATGAGCAACAACCGCGAGCTTTCCAGCCAGGCTAAAGTTGGCGCCGCCGCCGGCGTTGGCCAGTCTACTGTTAACCGGGTGCTGAGCCGTGAAGGCAATATCACCATCAACAGCCTGGAAGCGATCGCCGGGGCGTTCGGGCGCCGCGGCTATGAGCTGTTGCTGAAGCCGAAAGACCCTACCCTGATTAACTATGATCGATCACAATACGCGCAGTTGCCGGCCGAAGATAAAGCCAAGATCGAATCGTTCATTGAATTCGTAATGCAGCAGGCGCGAATCTAACAAGACAATCCTATTCCATGACAACAAGTTACCGCCAAGCGGCGGTTTCTCACGCCACCAATAATTACCTTTTAGGTAACTTTTTCTATTACTGACTATTGACAATAATCCTTTTACGGTCGATTATTACCCCAAGAAGTTACCAATCTGGTAATAATGCTCTTTAACAATCAGGCAGGAATTGAGGCACCGCGATGATGCGGTGATCACCTAAACATTAACTATTTTCCCGCACGTCGGGGCACAGCAGAGGGAATGAAATGAACGCATCCCACCACATTAAGCAATGTGCGACTGGTCTAAAAACGTTCAGTGGTTAACAGATCCTCGCAGCGGTCGGATGCATAGTCCGCTGAAACAACTGACGAGGATTTGACCATGAGCTACATACCGGTTGGCGTTGATATTGCGAAGCACGTGATGCAGGTACACATGATTGATCGGCACAGCGGCGAAATTATTGACAGACAGATTAAGCGTGCAGTTTTTCTGGAGTTTTTTGCCAACCGTGAGCCTTGCCTAATCGGTATGGAAGCATGCGGAGGTTCCCAGTTCTTCGCTAGAGAGTTGGAAAAACTAGGGCATAAGGTAAGGCTGTTACCGGGAAAATTCGTCAAGGCATTCGTGATGGGTAATAAAAACGATGTTATGGATGCGCGCGCTATCTGGATGGCAGTACAGCAGCCAGGAAAGTCGGTTGCAGTAAAAACCGAGGAACAGCAAGCAATCATGGCGCTGCATAAGCTACGCCGCCAACTGGTCAAGTTCAGGACGGCGCAGACTAATGCCATACATGGCTTGCTTTTGGAGTTTGGCGAAACCATTCGTAAAGGGAGGGCCGCACTAGATGCCAATCTCCCTGGCGTACTGGAACGTATGAGCAAAAAGCTTCCGCAGGCACTGATTGAAATGCTGCGAGATCAATGGCACCGCTTAAGTGATCTAGATAACCAAATTGACGATATCGAAAAGCAGCTTAAAACATGGATGAAACAAGATGAAGCCTGTCAAAAAGTCGCTGCCATTCCCGGCATTGGGCCGATGATTGCGACGGCCGCAGTTGCGGCCATGGGTGATGCAAAGGCGTTTCGCAGTGGTAGAGAGTTCGCAGCATGGCTTGGGCTCGTTCCAAGACAGACAGGCACTGGCGGCAGAGTGAAGCTGCTGGGGATCAGTAAGCGCGGTGACGCGTACCTCCGAACTTTATTTATTCATGGCGCCAGGAGTGTGATGACCCATAGCAAGGAGCCGACTGAATGGATGGAGCAACTATCTCAGCGCAGGCCAACCAATGTTGCAATTGTCGCGATGGCAAACAAATTGGCACGGACTGTCTGGGCGGTACTCGCCCATGACATCCCGTACCAAAAAGGGTTCGTAAGCGTTAGGCCATATTAGTGATGGCTTGATAAATATTCACTTTCACAGAGGGTGAATGCAGAAAGATTGCGACGGTAGTTCGTAGTGATGACAAAGATAGGTCGGACCGGGACTCGCTAAGCCTGAATCGTGTAATGAGCTTAAAGCTCGAAGAGGGAATGAGGCGTGAGTCGGCGGATTTCATCGGGGCCCGCAGGAATCAACTGCAATAAGGCCGGATATAGTACTGCAACCGATCCTATTAATGCTAAAGCCACGGACACCTTGCAAACGGGATGCGTTCATATAGTTACACGATGAAATTACAGCAATCAGAAAAACGCCTTTCCGGCCTGCGTCGCCCATCTGGCAAATTTGACTACCGCAGGATACGTCGGTCACTGCGCAACAACGCTAAGGCAGCAGCATGGCCGGAGAAAGGTATAACGCCTGAACAATCACGGCGATTCCTGGGTTATGCCAGAAAATTGGCCGCAACCAAATGACCCCCACCGCGCCCTACGGGGCGCAGGTTTATCGCGCCACAAATTATTACCCAAATGGTAATTAATGAGATTGATAATGATTTCTCAAACCATCAACGGGATTTTCTGCGTGACCGTCTGCGGCTGTGTCAGTTGGCGGTTTGCAGATTTCAATGAAGCCCTGCACTGGGCGTTTACAACACGTGTCGCGCTGGACGCGGCCAATCAATTAGAGGTTGCACACAGATGAGCGAAGAAAAACAACTGCCGGCCATCAGCATAACCGAAGAGATGGCGCCAGCAATTTATAAACCTAACGGCCTGGATCAGTTTTTCGAACAGATCAAGGAGGCGGTGGCCAATGAAGTACCAGACCTGTCAACCAAGAAAGGGCGCGACAGGGTCGCATCACTGGCGGCGCAGGTTTCCAGAAGCAAGACAGCGGTCGAGAAGCCAGGGCGTGATTACCTCCGCCGCCTGAAAGAGGCGGTAAAACCTGCAGAGCAGGAAATTAAAAGATTTGTTGATGCATGCGATCAACTTCGTGACGCAGTACGCCTTCCTCTTACCGAGTTTGAAAACGCAGAAAAGCAACGCGTTGCCGACCTGCAACAACGACTATCAGCGCTTCGTGAAATTGCCAACGTTGTCGATGAGTTTGGCAGCGTCCCACCAGCAGAAGAGATAGCGGCAAGGCTGGAATCGGTTAAAGCAACAGCGATAGATGACTCATGGCAGGAGGTTACGGCAGAGGCAGGCGTAGCAAAAGACGCAGCTGTAACCAAGTTAGAAGTAGCTCTGAAAGCGGCACAGCAACGCGAGGCTGAAGCGAAAGAGCTCGAGCGCCTGCGCATTGAGCAAGCCGAGGCTGCACAGCGGGAACGAGAAGCACAAATCAAACGCGAAGCAGAAGAACGCGCGCGCAGAGAAGCAGAAGAAAAGAGCCGGGCAGAACTCGAAGCCGCGGCCAGACGAGAAGCCGATGCAAAGGCAGCCGCCGAACGCGCAGAGCAAGAGCGCATTGCAGCAGAACAACGCGCTGAACGCGAGAAGCAAGAAGCTGTTGAAGCTGAACGAATCCGGGCGCAGCAGGCTGAGCAGACTCGATTGGCCGAAGAAAAACGCATCGCCGACGAAGCAGCAGCAAAAGCTGCCAATGTTGAGCACCGCCGGGAAGTTAACCGCAGCGTGGTAGCCGATCTGATTGCTGCCGGTATCCCTGAGGACTGCGCGAAAAAATGCGTTGAAGCAGTTGCACGCATGCAGGTGCAGCACATGACCATTAACTACTGAGGCCACTATGAACGCACAACAGGCTATCGATATTGAAAAGATCGTTGCCGGCTTCACGGAGCAGGACAGCGACGCGGTTTATGCAGAGGTTGAGGCACTGGATAAGAATGTGCCGATTCACGGCTTCACCGCTTTCATCAGCAAGTACCTTCCGCCGGACTTTGACCCGGAGGTTTTAGCCCTTGGCGCCGACTCTACCGAATACCAGGAACTGGCAGGCGCTGCAATTTGGGATTGCATAACGGAGCTGGTAAAGCGTCAGCGCGCTTTGGAGATCTACCGCCGGCGCCACCAGTTCGATGAGGTGGCGTGATGAAACAAGGAATCTATCACGACATTTCAAACGAGGATTACCACGCCGGCGACGGCGTGAGTAAGTCTCAGCTGGATATGGTTGCCAAGAACCCGGCGCTACTGCAGTGGATCAAGGCGGCACCGGTCGACACTGAAAAGCTAAAGGCGCTGGACATGGGAACGGCTCTTCACTGCAAGTTGCTTGAGCCGGACGAATTCAACAAGCGGTTCATCATCGCGCCGGAATTTAACCGGCGCACCACGGCAGGAAAGGAGGCAGAAGCGGCATTCCTGAAAGACTGCGAGCATACCGGTAAAACCGTTATGGACGCCGAGCAAGGCCGGAAACTTCAGTTAATGCGCGACAGCGTTATGGCTCACCCCGCAGCGCGTTGGATGCTCGAAGCCGACGGACATTGCGAATCTTCATTTTACTGGACTGATCCGGAAACTGGTGAGTTGTGCCGGTGCCGGCCAGACCGGTACCTAAGCGATCACCCTTACATCATCGATGTGAAAAAGGTGGCAGATATGGATCGCTTCCCTCGTCACATCGATGAATTCCGCTATCACGTCCAGGATGCCATGTACCGCGATGGATTCCAGCAGGTAACCGGCGAAACTCCTGGATTTTTCTTCCTGGCTGTCAGCGAGACGATCGACTGCGGCCGCTACCCGGTACGCGTTTTTGAACTCGACGCAGCAGACGTAGACGAGGGGCACCGACTCTACCGCCGGGATCTGAATACCTATCACCAGTGCCGCATCACCGATGAATGGGGCGGCGTCGAAAAAATTCAACGCCCAGCTTGGGCGCGCAAACAGGACCAATACGCATGAGCAACGAACTCACTTTGACATCTCAACACAGCGCTACAGTAGGAACTGCAGCGGCCATCTTCAGCCCGGAGGGGATGGATCGGCTTGTTCGCTTCGCCGAACTGATGGCACAAAGCAAAGCCACCGTTCCGCAGCACCTGGCTGGAAAGCCGGCTGATTGCCTGGCGGTAACGATGCAAGCGGCGCAGTGGGGAATGAACCCATTTGCTGTAGCGCAGAAAACTCACGTTGTTAACGGCTCACTTGGCTATGAGGCACAGCTTGTTAACGCAGTAGTCTCATCATCCAACCTTTTGGCCACTCGTCTTAATTACAAATGGGATGGCGACTGGTCGAAGGTAAACGGCAAAAATGATAAGTCTGCTGATCTGACGGTAACGGTATGGGCAACGCTACGCGGAGAAACCGAACCTCGCTACCTCACTATCAGCATGAAAGATGCCGGCGTGCGCAACTCGCCGCTTTGGGAACACGATCCAAAGCAACAACTGGCATACCTTTGCACCAAGCGCTGGTCACGCCTACATGCCCCTGATGTTCTGCTGGGTGTCTATACCCCGGACGAGCTTGAGGAAACCAAACCACGCGTTGAACGCGACATAACCCCACCCGCCACCAGCGCCGCCGGCGTAAATAGTCTCATCAACGGCAAGAAGCCGGAAAAAGAGATCAAGACGGTGAACCAAGATGAACGGTCGCCTGACGATCTTCTGGCTGCGTTTACCGAAGCAGCAAACAAAGCCGCAAGCGTGGAAGAACTGGACAAAGCCTATAAATACGGCGCTCACGTTCTGGCGCCACACGAAGATCAGTTACATGCAGCCACCGACGTTTACAACATCCGTCGCGATGAGTTGAACGAAGTCCCTATGTAACCAACCGTAGCGGGGCTACGGCCCCGCCAAAGGAGAAGCAATGAAAGCAGCAGTAGATAAAAAAGAATTACTCCGGATGGTTCCTATGTCTGAGTCAACCATTAACTCACTGGAGAAGGCTGGTGAGTTCCCTAAACGATTTGCAATGACAAATCGCACCGTTGCATGGAACAAGGACGAAGTTGAGGCATGGCTTGATGCACGTCAGAAAGAATTCACCGGCGTAAAGCCTAAGCACCATCCCGATGTCCGCCAGCGCAAGCAACGGCCAGTACAGGAGCGCGCAGCATGAATATCAAGCGACACATAATGCGAAATGCGTGGGCCTATATGTTTGCTGGCCTGTTCGTGTGGTGGTTCGCCACGATCCTGATTATCGTATGGGCGGTGAAGTCATGAACTATCAACTCATATATGCAGATCCGCCGTGGCAGTACGGCAACAAGATCAGCAACGGCGCCGCCGGAAACCACTACAGCACGATGACGCTGCAGGACTTGAAGCGGCTTCCTGTGTGGTCAATCGCAGCAGAAAACAGCGTATTGGCAATGTGGTATACCGGTACACATGCCGACCAGGCCAAGGAGCTTGCAGCAGCTTGGGGATTTGACGTGCGGCAGATGTTCCTGTTTACCTGGGTGAAGTTCAACGAACTCGCAGAGCGTACCGTCAACGCCGCCATCGAAGATGGACTGGTCGACTTTTACGACTTTCTCGATCTGCTAAACGGCGTAACTAGGATGAACCCGGGCAACTACAGCCGCGGCAACCAAGAATCAATGCTCGTTGCTGTTCGTGGCGCCGGACTTGAACGACAGGATGCCTCTGTGAAGCAGGTTATCTACGCGCCTATCACGCAGCACAGTGCGAAACCATGGGAGGCGCGGCATCGTCTCGAGCGGTTATATGGTGACGTGTCACGAATTGAACTTTTCAGCAGAGGTGACGCGCCAGGCTGGCACCACTGGGGTAACGAATGCCCACGTAATGACGTCGAACTGCTCCACGGCGGTTTTACCATACCAGCAGCGAGGATCGCATCATGAAACACAACCGTGATGATGTTATGCAGATCGTGAAAGACAACGAGAACATCGGCTATGCAAAGATAAAGGAACTGTACGAAATGGCACACAAGCCAATCTCGTCACATGCCCTTAGCCGCGCGCTGGCGACGTTGGTTGACCACCAGCTCATCGAGCGGAAGCTACACGGCAATCAACCATGCACTTACGCGTATTCCGGCGGAAAATGCCGGTTCTCGCAAAGCCCCAAAATAGCCATGTTCGATCAGTGCCTGGCCTCGATTAGCAAAAGCCCGCAGCACCTATAACCCGTCACAGCCTATCAAAAGAGAATCAATATGAATGAAGAAGAAATCTTCACGCGTGAGGAGGCCGCTGCATTCCTGAAAATCGATAAAGGTACGGTTACTCAGTGGATCCGAACTGGTCGATTGGCGGCGGCAAAGATAACGCCGGGGAAGAACAAAAGCCCATACCGTATTTGCAAATCAGATTGTATTGCAGCCTTGAAAAGTCCGATCAACAATCTGGTTGTGAATGCGGTTGATGTGCAGGAGGAAAAAGCATGTCAATCAAACAACGCGGCGGAATCTGGCATTGCGACTTCGTCACGCCAGGCGGCAACCGAGTTAGACAATCTCTTGGGACAGCGGACAAGAGGGAAGCGCAGGAACTTCACGATCGTTTGAAAGCCGATGCATGGCGGCAGGCGAAACTTGGAGAGTGCCCAAGGAAAACTTTCGATGAAGCATGTTTAAGATGGCTGCGTGAGAAAAGTGATAAACGCAGCCTGGACGATGACAAATCCAGGATAGGGTTTTGGCTTGAGCATTTCAGGGGGGTTAGTCTTTCTGAAATTACAGAAGTGAAAATCTATGACGCCGTGGACAATATGATCAATCGGCGTCACCTTCTGAACTGGGAAGCAATGAGGGATAGTAGATTAAGGTCTGGTAGACCATTACCTGAATATAAACCCAAGCCAGTGGCACAAGGGACAAAGGCAACGCACTTGGCCTTCATCCGAGCGCTGTTGAAGATGGCTGCCGATAAATGGAAGTGGTTAGACAAAGCTCCGTCGATAACCTCACCAAAGCCGAAAAATACGCGGGTAAGGTGGTTAACCCCTGATGAGTCACAGCGGCTATTTGCAGAGCTCGCCCCTCACTTTTTCCCTGTTGTCATGATGGCGTTGAACACCGGGTTGAGGCGTTCAAACGTCATTAACCTTGAGTGGTCACAAATAAACATGGAGCAAAGAATAGCTTGGGTTCATCCAGAAGATGCCAAGGCAGGAAAGGCGATAGGGATTCCCCTAAACGAAACTGCATGTGGGATTTTGCGCGGACAAATTGGGAAGCATGACAGATGGGTGTTCGTTCACACCAAGGCAGCATACCGAAATGATGGAACGAAAACAGCAGCAGTAAGGAAAATGCGCGGCGACAGCAACAAAGCCTGGCAGGGCGCTCTGCGCCGCGCTGGTATAAAAAACTTCCGCTTCCATGATCTGCGCCATACCTGGGCGAGCTGGCTTGTTCAATCTGGAGTTTCCCTACTTGCCCTTAAAGAAATGGGCGGTTGGGAGAGTTTGGAAATGGTACAACGCTATGCCCACTTGGCGGCAAGCCAATTAGCGTCCAACGCCAACAAATTAGATGACATTTTGCAGCGAAATGGCACAAATACGGCACAACCTAACAACGTTGAATACTTAAGGAGGTGA